GTGAAGACTCACAGGCGACCTGCCTGTGAACCTCCTGCGCACTATCCAAGTCCCAACCGGCTCTGTCTGGATAAGACGAAGTCGGCCGCCTTGCGAGGCGCCTGCGCAGCTGACGCCCAAGGGCGAGCTGATAGAAGACATTAATCGACGGCTCTGCAGCTATCGACCTGTCTATCTTCGCAGTTTTAGGTACCGTTGTGAAACGATTACCGGGGACGAAGGAAATCTTTCCGTGATGGCGTGCCGCAAAGGCACCCCACTGAGTACCTAACCACTGCGGTAGGTACCAAATGGCATCACGTGTCATAACGGGTTCGCTCGACATTTTGTCGGGTACAGTGGTATTCCCGCCACGGTCGGAAAACGTAGCACCTGGCCCGAACCTGCCGATCGCGAGATCGTCAGGCCCGTAACCTATCCAATTAAGGACTATTTTCCGAACCTCATCCAGAAAGGATGAGATCGCAGCATCCCGATCGTCGGAGAGACGATTTACCGGGAGGTAACGCTGTAGTCGTTCGTTGGTTCGATAGCAAGCACGCTCACCCGCCCACCATTTTTCAATGGCAAGGGCGCGACGGTTGTAGGTCGTCGGAAGTTTTTGAAGCTTCCGAAGAAGACCAGCAGCCGCCGCATCACGGGCATAACGGTCACCATCGAGGTACTGACGCGGATCCGGATTCACATCCAGGATCGCATCCCACTCACCGTAACGCAGCCGCAAGGCCACGCCAAGGCTAATGGGAGTTCCGAGGTCCTCTAATAGGTGAGAGACCGACCGCTCCAAATAACTAGGAAACGGAGTGTGCATCATCGTTGGGGGCCCTACTTACGTTGGGGCCCAGCCAGCGGCTGCCGACTGTCGAGTCAGCAAGGCGCCGAGGAGGTTGAGTGCTTGGTAGCACGCCTCGTTCAGCGCCGTAGCCGGGATGGCCATGGGAACGGTGATGATGCCGTCGACCACAACACGGTCCTTCGCGCTGAACAGCGTGGTGGTCGTGTCCTGGACGGCGTAAGGCATGACCAAGTTGAACTTGATCTGCCGGGCCGTCTTCGGACCGTTCCACTGCGACTGCAGCTTGAAGGTGTTGCGAAGACCGACGGGGAGAGCCGCGTTGGCGCCAGTATCCTGGCGCCACACGGCCGGCGACCCATCGCCGCCAGAAGCCGACAGAGCATCGTAGATGATGTCGGTTACACCGTCGAATTTCTTGACGGTGATGCTTGCCATTGCGGGCATTTGAGCTCCAAAGTGGAGATTCAACGGGACTTGGTAAGAATCTGGGTCACCAGCGATGCGGCGTTAGCCGCCCGCTGCCAACCTGGAATCCTCCAAGGACGGACGTGCAAAGTTGGGCCGCCAAGCCCGACTTCTCGACTGAAGTTGGCACAACGATAAATGGCCATGTTCTTAGTTCCGTTAGGCGCCCAGAAGGGGTTGTAACGGGCACATAGCCACTGTGTCTTGTACCCAACCGAAGTCCACGGATTCGTTACCGTGAGTCCGAGGAAAGCTGTCCCTGAGTTCAGGAAGCTCCCCACGTTTGCGAACCAATCGACCACGAAACTGAAAGGAATCAGCTCCCAGACGACTACAGCTGGATTGACTAAACCCAGGTTGTTCGCGAGGAAGAGGTTCGGATTGTTAATCGTCACCTCGCACCCCATCCGACAGTACCCCAGACCCTGGATATCATCCAGAGTCCAAAACCCCGATGGCGAGTTTTGTGAACCCGTCTCCACACGCCTGATCAACGTCTCAGTAGACGCTGCTCGAGGACGAATGGACTTAATCGGAGTTTGAAGTAGATCAACAGACGAGTAGATGTCCTCAACAAGAGGCTTCCACCCAAAGGAGAACTCCAGCCAGGTGTTCGCGAGAGACTTAGATGCGTTTTTTGCATGCGAAGCCCCTTGAAAGGACTTCGGAAGCTTGGACACACCAAGTTCGCGACCCGCTGAAATGAGATCCCCCTTACGGAGATAACGCAAAGACCGGAAGATTTGAGTCAACCGGCGCGTCATCATACTCATCGACTGTCGATACTCTGCCAGATTTACGCCCCATTGGGCGTTGTCGTTGATCCGACCCTGGAGCTTGGCAAAGGCCTTTTCTCGAACAGTGTTCGAGACGATGGCCGAGAAAGTCTGATTGCTCAGACTGACTCCCTGGCTCGCAAACGGAAAGTTAACGTTATCGCCGATTAACTGCGCCCACAATCTGGATTCCTCCAGATGGTAAGGCAGCGGACGGTCGATAGGTTTCGCTTGCTTCCAAACTTGCTTCGACCGATAAACGGTCTTAGAGTCTGGAATGGGTTGATCAAACGGTCCCGTTACCGGGGCTACCATGGTGATACTTCCTTTCGCCATGCCGCAGCATTACTGTCGCGGAATAGTCCACTTGGCTAGAGTGAACGCATGAGGTGCGCAGAGATTCAAAGAACCTGGCGCATAAACACGGTGATACTCCGTGCCTCACACCCAAGCGTCAAAAGACAACCTGGATGACTCTGCTAGTAAGACAGAGTTTCAGCCTGCGAGAACACCAAACCGAGGTCCGGCGAGGACGCAGACTGTGCCCGGAAAGGGCGTTGCAACAACTGCTTGCTAAAGGCAGTAATGGCATGAAGCATTGCCATTGCAACAGAAGAGACCCCGTGAGG